ATCCTGCCGTTACGCATGATGATCCAATTGGAATCCTGGTACAGGGTTACGGAATCCCACAGTTGGCTCATCGGAGGCAACTGCTTGACAAGCATGACAGGAGTTCCAGCGGTGATGCCACTGATCGGGATACGGGCGATCGGAATCCATACGGTGCCGGAATTGTTCAGGATACTACCCGACGGTACCGTGGGGTCAGCCGCCGTGCCACTGGTGGCGGTGCCCTTCAGCACCGCGAGCGCGATCGTTTCGATGTTGTTCGAGTCTCGCGTGTATTTCACGCAGATTAGGTCGTTGCGGTTCCGTCCTGTGACTCCGCTTTCGATGGTGACGGTTTCCGCCGCGGTGACGCGTGCGTATCGTCCTTCGATCACAAGGTTGAGGACCGGGATGAGCGCCTTGTTTGCTGACTGCATGGTCACGGCGGGGAATTTGCCGTCGCCGCCTTGCAGCAGGTAGTTGCCGTTTCCGACCAGTCCGGCCTGCATGGCTCCTTGGTCGCTGGATGTGATGTGCGGAGCGCCGGCCTTGCCGGTGATGAGATTCATGGTCATGGTCATTCCTTCCTATCTGTTGTGTTGTTGAGGTATGCGGCGTAGGCGGCGTCCTGCGTGGCTGCCAGCGCTTTGAACGTCTGCCAGCATGCGGTACAGACGAGCGCGCCCTGTGCGACTCCGTCGACGGTGGTGTGGGTGATGTCGTGCCAGTCGCTGGAGGTGCGTGGGTCACCGTCGGCGAGGTATGCGGAGGCGTGGCATCGGTCGCAGGTGTATCTGGTGATGTTCGTGGTTCGTGCCATTGATGTTCCTTTCTCTTTCAGGCTGTGCGCTGGTAGATGTGTCCCGGAAGGATGGTGTTGCATTCCTTCCAAGTGCCGCCGTAGGTGGTTCCCGGATTTGTTGTGGCGGTGGTCCAGTAGAGAGAGCCGACCGGGTGGGCGGCGATGAACGCCTGGCTTGCGCTCATGCCCGTCTCGCCCTTGTCGCCCTTCGGGCCGACGAGGCTTGTGTTCGAGACTGGCTTGAACGTCACGTTTTTCCCGGTGGCTGTGATCTGTGCGTACATCAGGTTCTTGCCGCCGTTGGTCATGGCGAAGAAGTATTCGCCTACGACCGGGGCACGGTTGAAACTGAGTGTCTGCCAGTCAAAATCCGAGCATGCGGACGTCCAGTATCTGGATAGTATGCGTGTGATGATCAAGGCAGGCAACCCGGTCTCGCCGCGTTGGCCGGCCTCTCCTTTCGCTCCGGTGGCCCCGGTCGCGCCAGTGGCGCCGGCAGGGCCCTGCGGTCCTTGCACTCCCTGCTTGCCTTGCGGTCCGGTGTCGCCTTTGGGGCCTTTGACGTTGCCGAGCAGAATCTTCGTCATATGCGCTCCTTACTTTCCGTCATTGATCATGTAGTACAGGTCGCCCGTCGCCGGATCGTAGGAGACGGGAGCCGCCGACGCGGTGGTCGTATCCGCGTACACGGCGTACAGGTCTCCGTTCGGGTCGACCTGCAGTGTGAAGAATCCGGAAGTTGGCGCCGTCACGCCGCTGGCACCCTGCGGTCCTGTCGGTCCCTGTGGGCCCTGCAGTCCCTGCGCACCTTGTATTCCCTGCTTGCCTTGCGGCCCGGTGGGGCCTGTTGCTCCGGTAGGTCCGGCAGGGCCGGTGTCGCCTTTCGGACCTTGCGGGCCGGTAGGGCCGGCAGCTCCAGTGGCTCCTTTAGGCCCGGTCTCGCCGGTATCGCCCTTCACGCCTTGTGGGCCGACGTCACCTTTTGGACCTTGCGGTCCGGCAGGGCCTTGCGTTCCGATGATGGATTGACGGGAAATCGTCTTTCCCGTGAATAGGCTGCCGGACTGTGAAACGCACTGCCAGACGATGCTGTATTTTCCGCCACCTGACAATGCGGTCGAATATTCGTTGGCGAGTGGTGTTCGGTTCAACCATTCGCTCACGTTCCCCGTGAAAGTGGATCCCACCGGATATTCGCCGACGAGGGATTTCTTCATCACGAGCGCCGGAAGGCCGACGTCGCCTTTAGCTCCCTGAACGCCCTGCGCTCCTTGCTTGCCTTGCGGGCCGGTGGCCCCGGTATCGCCCTTGTCGCCTTTGGGGCCTTTGATGTTGCCGATCAATAGTCGCGCCATGTGTCACCTTTCCGGGATGTCCACGTACAGGTTCCCGCTCTCGGAGTCCCAGACGAACGAGGGTGGGTTCGTGTTGTCCGGATAGTTCACGTACAGGTCGCCGTCGCCTTCCATGCTGAGCGTGAAGAAGCCATTCGAGGGGGCGGATACGCCGCTGTCGCCCTTGTCACCCTTCTCCCCTTGCGGGCCCTGGATGCCTTGGGAACCTTGGATGCCTTGTCTGCCCTGGGGTCCGGTCGCTCCCTGTGGACCCGTGGGACCCTGCGGACCTGTGGAACCCGTCGGGCCTTGCGGTCCCGCCGCGCCGATCGCGCCGGCATCACCCTTATCGCCTTTCTCGCCGCGTATCCCCTGCAGTCCCTGCGGGCCTTCGGGACCGGCGACGCCTTGCGGCCCTCGCTCCCCGGTCGCTCCTTTCTCTCCCCGAGGACCGGTGGGTCCGGTCGCTCCGGTGGCCCCCTGTGGTCCTGTGTCGCCCTTGTCGCCCTTCTCCCCTTGCGGACCCTGGTCGCCTTTCGGAAGCCCCAAATTCAAGGTTTTGTCGCTGCCGGCGCCCGTGAGCGACGCGCTTGCCTGTGCACCGGGGGCGAGCGTGTCCACCGAACCGATTTTCAGGCCGGTGATGTAGTCGCCTTTCGGCTGTTTACCCGACAATGCGTTGTTGAGCGAGTCGATGTCGTTTCTAGTCACGTCGGCGCTGAACGTCCAGGCGTCGAGTTTGAGGCCGGCTCCAGCGTAGTAGGCGTGGCCACCATCCCCGATGGAGGATTCTCCGCTGTTGCCGCCGGCGCTGGCACCTCCGGATTCGTAGGTGACGGTGAGCACGCCTCCCGAAACCTTGACGATCTTCTTGGAGATCTCGGCAGTGACGACGAGGCCCGTGTTGTTGTCACGGCCCGTGACCAGGTCGCCGACGTCCGCGTCGATGCCGTCGGGAATGTCCACGTCGATGGTGCTGATGTTCCGAAGTTCCTGGAATTTCTGCCTGCCCTTGTCCTCGAGCTCGTCGGCTTCGGCGTTGGACAACTCGTATGTGGCGGTGCGTTCGTCAAGGCCTTTGAGGGTCTGCGTGTGGCTGAACGTGCCGTTCGCGTCGGCGTACCAGTGGATGACGGTACGGTCCTTGAGTTCGCCCTTGCCCAGGCAGATGAGATGGTTGATCGGGTGCGCCGCCTGTTTGGCGGTGAAGTCGATGAGGTCCGAGTCGATGCTGTCGCCGATCGTGCGGACGGGCATGGCGCTCATGGCCACCTTGTCGCCGTCATTACGCAACCGGAGTTTGAGTCCGCTTGCCCTGAGCATCTTGACCAGACCGCTGTACAGGTCCACGTACCGGTCGAACTGGCAGGTGGTCTTGTGGCCGGCGCTTTCGTCGGTGACGGTGAACAGGCCTTGCAATCCCGCACGGCTGACGAGCGTGCGCATGATGACGGGAATCGTGCCGGACAGGGTGAGGTAATCGTTGTTCCTGTCCGGTTCGATGATCTTCGAGGCGAGCACTCCATGCCAGTCGCGGCCATGCCATGTGACGGTGGACAGGCCTCCGTCCACGTCGACATCCGTGTCGTCGATGATGCCGCCGTACTCGGTGCCGTCGATCATGATGCGGCTCCCCGCCTTGAGCGCGGCGTCTTCGACCTGCAGGTCGAAGTCGTTCTCCCCGCTACCGAACGCGAGGTCGAGCGTGTATGAGGCGTGGCTCGCCACGGGTTTGCCTGTGGCGTCGGTGACGATCAGGTCCATGGCGGTTCGCTCCTTTCCTCGCAGACCGTCAAGTCGAATTGGAATCCTCCCGGCCAACTGACCGACTGTGTTCCGGGCGCGAGCGGTTGGAACACGTACCGGCCGGAATCCTTGCCCGACCCTCGCACGGCCTGCGCGAAGCAGTTTGTGGCGAGACCTGTGCCGCTGACCATGGTGACGGTCCTGACATCGCCGGTGCCGTCGATTTCCAGACGCGAGCCGGATGGCACGGTCACGTCGACCTCGTACCGGTTGTTTCCGATGATGACGTACGGTTGCGCGCATGGTCCGAATATCGTGAGCTTGACCGGCTGCGGGATGGACGTGTCGTTGACAATCTCCGCGCCCAATGCCATGCCGGCGAAATCATGCGGATAATCATGCGGATAGTCCAGGTCGGAGGTTCCGGAATCGTATCGCGGCGTGAAATGCGTCATGGTCGAACGACGCCACACGCCATCGGCCAGCACGATGGTCAACTGCGTCTCGACCATCGTGGGCGTGATGGACTGCGGCTCGCTTTTCGTGATCCACGCTCCGGCTTTCCACTCGCCGTCGGCGATGAGCGTGCCTGGTTCTCCGGAGGCCATGTCGGCGTCCGCGAGGCGGCGCAATAGGTCGAGCGTCTCCGGAGAATCGTGGATCTTCACGGGGATGGTCGTCTCACGTGTCTTGCGTGTGATGCCCGTGATGCCGCGCGAGGCGAGGCTGTAATCCCAGATGCGGGCGCGCAGTCCAGTGAGCGTCCCGCCATAGAGCGGCCCTTCGAAACCGATCGACTCGCCTGTCGCGCCGCTCACGTAGCTCAGGGTTCTCATGCCACGCTCCTTACGAGTCTTGCGAAGTCACGCTGGGTGAACGGCCGGTCGTCGGCCGTCGCCGTTTCGACGGCTTCGATCAGCGTGTCCATCCTGCCGATGACGGTTTCCAAGAGTCTGTCGGAATCCGATGGCGTGGCCGTGGTGACGTTCAATCGTCCGGTCTTCGACCAGTCCGTGCCGTCGAGGCTCATCGAGGAGACGAGCGAGTCCATGGACCGGTCGACCACGGCGGCCGAATCGTCGATGCCCAGGGCCATGCCCCGGCCGATCATCACGCCGACCTCGTCACGCATGAGGCGTGATGGTGAGTGGATGCCGAGTTTGCTTTTGACAGCGGAGATGGCATCGTTGACGCCGGAGAGCAGGCTCGACGCGATGCTGCCGATCTTGCTCTGGATGCCGCTGACGATGCCGTTGACGATATTCGCTCCGATGCTGAGCATGCGGCCCGGCAGTGATGACAGGGTGCTGACGATGTTCTGCACGAACTGGTTGCCGGCCTGCAACGCCTTGGACCCCATCTGGGACGCCCAGCTGGCAACGCTGGAAATAGTCGCGGACAGCCATGAGCCGATTCGTCCCGGCAATTCGGAGAGGAACGTACCCACGCTCGTGAGGAACCGGCTGCCCGCCTGGATGGCCTGCGACGCCATGTTGGAAACCCACGCCGAGGCTGAGGCTACGGCTCCCGCGAGCCAGCTAGCCACATTGCCGGGCAGCTGGGTGAGGAACGTGCCGACGTTCTGCAGGAACTGCGTACCCATCTGTAGAGCTTGCATGGCCGTGGACGACACCCATGCGCCGATGCTCGCGGCTGTCGAGGCGAGCCATGCGGCCACGTTCCCTGGGAGTTGGGCGAGGAACGTGCCGACGTTCTGCACGAATTGCATGCCCATCTGGAGGGCCTGCGCGCCGAACGCGACCGCGTACAGCGCGATTGACGTGACGGTGTAGCCGAGCCAGTAGGCGATCGTCTCTGGCAGGTTCATGATCGCGTTGGCGAGGTTTGTGAGGAACTGTTGTCCGGCCTGCAATGCGGACTGGCCAAGGCTCACGGCCCATGATGCGACGGCTGACGCTGCTCCGGCGAGCCAGCTGGCGATGTTGCCGGGCAGTTGTTGGAACCATTGTCCGACACCTTGGATGGCCGACGGGAGCGTCGAGGTGAAGAACGTGACGATGGTCTGGCCGATAGAGGTGACCTTGCCGACGGTCGCCTGCCACGCGGACGAGAGGAACGACGTGAACGACGCCCACATTTGACGTCCGGTATTGGTCTGGGTGAAGAACCATGCCAATGCGGCCACGACCGCACCGATGGCTACGACGAGCATTCCGATAGGATTCGCGTCCAAAGCAGCGCTGAACGCCAATTGCACGGCAGTAGCGGCCTTGGTCACCGCACTCCACGCCGATTGAGCGGTCTTGACGATGTTGAACGAGCCAGCGAGTTGCTTCAGACCGCCCGCCACACTTCCCGCGTCGGAGATCTTGCCAATCAAATCGAACGCGGCCGTAGCGGTCTTCTCCACACCGGAGGCAGTCGCGGAAATGGCCTTCAGTCCACCGGAAACTGTCTTCAGCCCGGCCGAGACGATATCCCAGCCTTTGACCGCGAGCAATGCAATGGTGATGGCTTTCAACGCGCCGGATACCAGTGCGCCGTTCTGCTGCGCCCACTGTCCGACCGACTGCAGCCAGCCTCCCACCGTCATGAGCACGCCGGTCAAAGTGTTCAACAGTCCGGCGAAGCTCTGCGCCGCGGAACTGGCGGTGCGCGCGCTGTCGTTGAAGCCGAAGGCCTGCGAGACCGCGGCCGCCAATCCGGAAACCAGCGAGCCCAATCCGGAGATGACGCCGGTCAGGCTTTCAAGGAACGGCTGCAACGCGCCCGTCTCGATGAACGTGTTGACGAACGTCTTCGCCCATCCCGCCGCGTTCGACAACGCCTGCGCGACCGAAGCGACCACTCCCGCGAGCGCGCCGGCGGTTGTGGAGAACATTGTGGCGGCTTCGCCGCCATTGTTGAGTCCGCCTATGAGTGATGTGATTGCGTTCCAGAGGCCAGTGAGTTGGCTTTTGAGGCTGGCCGTCGCCGAGGCGAGCATCTGGAAGCCGGGGATGTTGGAGATCGTGTCGCCAAGGTTTTTGAGTTTCGCCTGTGTGGCGGGTATCGCGTTCTCGAGACCTTGTTGGAGTGCCGCTCCGACTTTTTGCAGGGTTGGTGTGACGGCTGCGGTGAATGTGTCGATGAGTGGGATGGCTTGGTTGAACAGGCCGCGTAAGCCGTCGAGGACTGGTGTGGCGGCTGTTTCTCCGAGTCGGCTCAACGCGGCTTTCACGTTGGCCAGGGCGCCGGTGAATGTGGTGCCTGCGGATAGTGCGGCGCCGCCTAGGCCTTCCTGCATGGCGTCGGCGAAGGTTTGGAAGTCGATTTTGCCGTCCGAGACCATGTCGGACACTTCGGCGCTGGTCTTGTTCAGATGCTTGCCGAGCATTTGGAGGACTGGGATGCCGCTCGACATGAGCTGGAGCATGTCGTCGCCCTGGAGTTTGCCTCGGGCGGCGACGGAACCGAAGATCATGCCGATGTCGGTGAGGCTTCTGCCGCTGATCTGCGCGGTGTCGGCCACGGTCTTGAGGACCTTGGTGAGCTGGTCGCCTTCCTTGATGCCGGATGCTGACAGGCTGGCCGCGACGGTCGCGGCGTCACCCAATCCGAACGCGGTGCCCTTGACGGAGGCGAGCGCGTCGTTCATGATTTCGGTGACGCTCACGCTGTCGTGGCCGAGGCCTTTGAGTTTGGCTTGCGCGTTCTCGATGTTGAGGGCGCGGGTGAAGCCGCCTTTGGCGGCCAATGCGGTGATGCCGCCGGCGAGGGTGGCGATCGCGCCTGTGCCGACCTTGCCGATTTTGCCGAATGCTCCGCCGATCTTCGAGATGAGGGTGCTGGAGCTTTTCTTGGAGGCTTTGTTGACGGCGTCGCCGATGTCGCCTTCGATGCTTTTGCCGAATCCTTTGCCGGATGGTTCGACGTGGACGTATGCGACGCCTATGTCCTGTGCTGCCATCGTGTTTCCTTATTCGTAGGTTGGGATTCCGATGGCGGTCGGAGTCAGAGGTCGTCGTTGATGTGGAAGTAGGCTTTGAGCCGTTCCCTGTCCTCGCGTTGACGGCGGGTGAGGTTGTGCGTCGGGGTTGGCGGGCGGAGCGGGTCGTGCTCGTGGTCGAACCATGGGCGTTTGCGTTGTCCGGACAGCGTCCAGACCGCCTGTTCGGCTCCGTCGGGCGCGTAGACGGCGTTCTGCAACGCCATCCACGAGTGGCTCGTATGGTCTTTGAGGATTTCGCGGGTCAACGCCCAGGCGAGTCCCCAATCGACTCGTGGACGTTGGCCTTCAACCCATTCCCGGAAGCGTACGGGCCTGTAGATCTGCCCGTACGCTCGGATCCAGTCGTAGGCTAGTGCCGCGCGATTGTTGTTCCAGAGGTGGGCGAGGTAAACGCTTTTGGGTCCAGTCCGGATTCCTCGGCCCACGCCTTGATGGTCGCGGTGAGGTAGGCCATCGGACGTTTGGTCTTGCGCAGCACGTTCCAGAAGTTCGGCTGCATCGTCTGGAAGTAGGCGAGGAACGTGCTCACGCAGGCCGTGGTTTCCTCGTCGGACAATGCGGGCTTGCTTTTGACCAGGAGGATGGCCTGGACGAGTTCGATGGGCAGTTCCGCGTTGTTGAGGTTCGGCAGGTCGAGTTTGACGCCGGCGACCTCGAGGTGCACGTCGGGTTTGAGCTCTTCCGCTTCGGTCAGGTCTACGTCCACGACATGGTATTCTTTGTCGCTCATGTTGGCTCCGTTCTAATGGTTGGCGGTTGAATGGGTGTCCCGTGCGGCCGACCGCCATCGGCCGCACGGGAAGAATCAATGGGTCACTTGGCGTCTTCAGTGACGAGGCCCCATGCGTGGAACTGTTCGCCGTTGGTGCCCTTGAGCATCTTGAACGTCATGCTGAAGTTCATGATCTCGCTGGATTTCAGGCTCACGTCGTCACGGTCGCTCACCTTCGCGTTGGTGCCGTACAGGAGGAACGGACGGTCCTGCTGGTCGAGCGCGACCAGCACGAGGATCCACTCCTTCTTCAATCCGGCGCCCTTGATGCTGATGCCGCCGTCCGAATCGACGTCCACGTCGAAGTAGGCCGACACCACATCCTTGCGGCCCTCCATGGCGGCGAGCTGCAGGGTCCAGTAGCCCGGATCCGTGTCGGACAGCACGATGTCGCCGTTGTGGGCCTTGTAGTCGGTGCTGTCGCCCGGTTCCGGATGCAGTACGGCGCCGTCCTCCGTGGAGTAGCCGATCGGCTTCTTGCTTGCCGGCGGGGTCCAGGCCACTCCGGTCGGAGCCACGAACGTGCTGTCGCCCTTGGGGAACAGGAACAGCGCGTAGTTCTTGATCAGGCGCACGTTGCCTGCGGTGTTGCCGCTGGACACGTACCCGTAGTCGGTCGCGCCCTGCGCGGCGACGGTGGTTTTTTCGTTGTTGTCAGACATTCGTCTGCACCTTTCCGTTCTTCGCGTGTGGCGGCACGTTGTCTTTGGTTGTGTTTCATTCAGTTGACGGTGACCTCGAGCAGGAGCACTCCGTACGCGCACACCAGCCTCTTGTCCTCGTCAGTCATGCGTACCGGCCCGGATTCGAGTGACGCGTCGATGAGCGGCGCGACGTTTCCGAGCCCGATGATCTCCCTCGCGATGTCGGCCCACAGGCGTGCGGCCTTGCCCCAGTCGCCCGTATGGTCCTCTCTCATGCATCGCACGCTCAACCGCAGCCGCACGTACTGCGAGATTGGGGTGCTCATGCCTTGCATGGAGTCGGCCAGAGTGGCTTCGGTGAAGGGAGGTTCGAGGTCGCTTCGTTCGATGGTGTCGAACGTCACGTCCGGGAACAGTGTCCTCAGTTTGGACAGGAGCAGGGGTTCCGTGCGCCGGGGAGTGACCGGGATGCTCATACGCGCATCCTTCCGAGCGTGTCCTCCAACGTGCCGTGCGCCTTCTCCACCGGTGCCGGGCAGATGATCGCCACGCCGCTGCGGTTCTTGCCGTCATGGTCGCGGACCATGCAACGGTCATCCTCTACGGCGGCTTCGGCCGCGTCCCTCATGCGCGAGCGCAATGTCTCGTTTTTGAGGACCTGTTGGCTGAACGCCTTGCGGTTGAATACGAATCTGCATCGTTTGGCCATGCTTATCCTTCCCGTTCGCCCACGGTGATGACGTCGCCGATGTGGCGTCCGTGGAGGTTGTCCCACACCTGCGGCTTGCCCTTGACGGGCAGCAGCCGGCCCCTGACTTTGATCAGGTCGGTGGCCTGGATGCCGGTCGGTTGGTTTCCGCGGATGTGGATCGTGTATTCGGTGGTCTGCGGGCTGGCGTTCTCCTCGGTCTGGTCGGTGGTGGAGGTTGGCGCGACCATCGCCTGGAACGTGCCGACGCGGGCGGGTTTGCCCTGGATGGGGTTGCCGTCCGTGTCGGTGGTGGACTGGCCGCGCCACACTTCGATGGTTTCCACTAGGACGTCTCCCCCGTTGCCATGTCGACGCTGAACGCGCGCTGAGCGTTGATGCCAAGGATGCGTTTCTCGTCGTCGCGCAGCCAGAGATCGCCGGTGGGCGCTCCGAAACTGTATTGTTCGCTGAAGCTGCCGGTGGTCTGGTTCATCTGCGTGATGCCGCCGGGAATGTCGTACGGGTCGGCCTGCATGATTCTGCGGACGATGTCGCAGGTGATCTTCGTCAGCAGGCGTGGCCGTTCTTCGAGGAGCCGCCGCCAGATGGGCGAGCGTTCCTTGATGTAGTCGGTCACGTCCGCGAGATGCGTGTCGGCTTTCTGACGTTCATCGTCGGTGAGCTTGTGCCACCTCCGTTCGAGATCGTCGGAGGTGGCGAACATGTCCGGTTCGTCCGTCATGGTCACTTCTTGTCCGGCAGCTTGATCACCCCGGAGGCCGCGAGGCCGGTGATAGTGTCATCGAACTGTTTCGCCAAAGTATTGAAAGCCGTGACGAGCTTGTCGAATTCATCCTTGGTCGGAGCGGCTGCGGCGGCCTTGACGATGTTGCCGTCAACGTTGCCAATCGTCTGTTCGGGCGCGAACTGCTTGATACCGCCGAGGGTGTCCTTGCCGGCCTCCGGCAGTTCGTAGGCACCGGAACCGGCGGAGAAGGCGGTGCCGTCAGTGTTGACAAGCCGCACCTGCGCGTCCAACGGGCCGACAGTGTGCTTTTCCTCGCCTGCAGGGTTGATCACAAGCGTCTGGATGGGGAAACTCATCGTTCACCTCACTTGGTCTTGAGCACGGCGAACGCGTTCGGGTCGATGACGGCGAACGCGTACATCGCTTCGGTACGGTATGCGATCTGGTTGTGGGCCTTCAGGTCCACGCCGGTCTGGTCCGGGTCGCCGTAGGCGATAATCTCGCTGGTCAGGTCGCGGACCATGCCCCATTTGATGAGGCTGAAGTCTCCCATGAACGCGAGCACCTTCGTCGGGGTCGAGGCCAGTCGTCCGTTGACGGTGCCAGAGGTCGCGGCGGTGATGCCGTCCAGGCTGCCGGCCTGCAGGTTCAGCGGAATCTCCGGATAGAAGCGCATGCCGGTGGAGGGGACGCGCAGCTTGCGCAGACGGGACGCCCAAGTCTTGGACAATGCCACGCCGTTGATGTCGTAGGAGTCGTTCAGCGCATCGGCCAGGGCGTCCACGTTGCTGATTTCGTCATCGCCGGCGATCACCTGCACGGCGGACGTGCTCAACGGGTTGAATCCGGAAAGCGCGGTGCCGGTCTTCGGGTTAATCGCATGGTAGATCACGTAGTCGAGCGCACGGCCCAAAGCGGCTGCCTGATCCGCCTGGATGCTGCGGATGATCTGCAGCTGGTTGTCCTCGTCGGCCCACTGGAGTTCGCTCGTGACGCGGGTGGTAGTCTGCACCTTGAAGCGCTTCGCCACGACGGAATCCACGGTCTGCTCGTAACTGTTCTTGACCGCGCCTTCGGCCACGACCTCGGCTTCGCTCTTGCCGTTGAACACGAGGTAGTCGGCGTCGGAGAAGATCTGCGGCGTGCTGGGGCTCAGGGACGCGATGGTGCTGGTGTCCTTGGCCTTGTTCACGATTTCGGTGGCCACGCTCACGGGGAGCTTGATCTGGTCTGTTTTCATCGCCATGATGGCTTGTCCTTTCAGTCGTTATCTGCCGAGGAGCTGATGGATGTACGAGAGCTCTTCGGCGTCCTTGTTGTTGTTCTGGTGCGAAGGAGAGCCTGTCTGGTTCTTCACCCTCGGCGGCTTGGATGCTGGATGCAATGCCGCTCGCAGGAGGTCCGCATGCGCTTCGAGTTCCTCTTTGCTGCCGCCGCGGAGCAGTTCGGCCGGAACGTCCTTGTCTTTGGCGACTTCGGACACCCATTCGGCGTGCTGTTTCTCGGCCGCGGCGTCGTCGATCTGCTTGCGCAATGCGGCGTTCGATTCCTTAAGCTTGTCGATTTCGCTCTTTCCGGTGTTCTCCATCTCGTCGAGTTTCATGGCTTTTGATTTGAGCTCGTCGTAGTCCTTGTACTTGCCGCGCTCCTTCGCCAACCTTTTCTCGACGATCTGGTCGACCTGTTCCTGGGTGAACGATTTCGGCTCGCCGCCGTCGCCACTATCGCCGGAACCGCCCTCGTCCCCGCCGCCGTCGATGAGACGGATACGGGCCGGGAATCGGAATCTGTTGAACATGCTGTGCTCCTTCTTGCTGTTTCCCGTGGATTCGAGTTCGACCGCGCCACGGTGCGCTGTATGGTCCTCCCACGCGATACGGCGCATGGTCGCCGCCAACCGGACCGGCTGGTCGAGTGGTGGATGCAGGATTCGCACCTGCGTGGCTGTGAAGCACCCGATTTACAGTCGGGTCCGTTCGTCTACTCCGGCAATCCACCAAAAATGGCATAAGAAAAGCCACCCATGTGGGTGGCTTGGAATGATTTCAGACCTGTGGGATGGGCACTTTCCTGGCACCGGTCATGTAATGCCAGAATTCATCCGTTCCAGGAGTAAGGCTATGCAAAACGCCTGATGTTTTATCGACCGCGATGCTTGGCATTCCAGGTACCGGATGTTCACTGGTCGAAGCGGCGAAATCAAGGCCGATGATCCATGCGTCGGAATTTTCCGCAGCGCCTATCGCCCTCATGCCGGGATATTCGGCAAGGACGAGGCCGATGGCATCCGTCAATATCATCTCTGGCCCTCCTTGCAGTATTTCAACACCAGTTCAGTAGGTTCCGCATCGTCTACCCTCATTATACGTGTCATGCCATGGTTGACCATTTCGAAATACCTTGACACGTTCATCGACCCGGTTTGCGGGTCCATGAAATGTATCCCGTCTTTCAGGTTCTCCGCGACGAAGACATGCCTCGTTCCATCAAGCCACTCCACTTCGACGAACGCGCGGCTGCCTTTGCCCCATTCATCCAAAAGCGCCGAAGCGCCATCAAGACCTGAATCGGAGCCACAAGACCGCCAATCGCCTTTAAAGGAGCTTCCCCACCGGTTAGTGTCCGTGTCCAAGGCCGGAAGTCCTGTCCTGGGATCCATCGGCCTCGGCATCGCGGTGACTGCGTATCCTCGCCTGCGCATTTCGTAAGCGACGACGCAACGCTGGCAGTTGTTCCTGTATTCCGGACCCTCATCGAACATCGGATTCGTCCCCACGACCGCATCCCTCAGGTTTCCGCTTCCAAGGAAGGTCCTGAACGGATGCTTCGCGTCGAACTTCGGCGGACGGCCCGGAGTCTTCTTCAATGCTTCGGGGACCACGGAATCCGTGCACACGCCGGGAGAGCTCCTGTACGCTTTGAGAATGTCTCCATCGTATTCGCGGTCGGCGAGCGCTTTCATTCGCTCGTATTCGGCTTTGTATGCGGTTTCGTCGTATCCGGCGAGCACCTGTTTGCCCCAGTTCGGCATGGGTTGGCAATGGCAGTCGGCGTGGTAGATGTTGCCTTTGCCACCTGCCGCTTCCTCGCTGGTGTATGCGTAGCCGCGTGAGGCGAGCATGGCGCAGAACGCGCATGTTTTGGGACCTTTTGGTACTCTCGCCCATTTTGGTTTCGTGGGGTCGAGTCGTATGTTCCGTCGTTCGGTCAATCGGGCGCCGGTGCGGATCATGTCGGTGATGAACTGTTGCGCGTCGTCGATGTTCGAGAATGATGGCCACAGGTCGTCGATGGTCGCGCCGGATCGTGCCTGGCCTGCCATGACCTGCGAGTAGGTCAATCCGTTGTAGTCGGTGTTGGCGAAGCCGCCTTGGACCTGCCAAAGTACCCGTTCCGGTTCCAGGTCAGATCCAGGGTCGAAGTCTGGCATGGTCACGCCAGCGTATTCGGCCCATGCGGTGCGTACCGTCGCATAATAGTCGTCGGCGAGGCGGTTGGCCGCGGCCGTGTATTCACGCACCGTTTCGCGCGCGTTCAACGGGTCGCGTTCCAGTACGGTCTCGATTTCATCGGCGGCCGCGTCGGTCAGGTTCGTGAGGTTGTCCTGGTAGTCCTTCCATGCTTGGTCAAGCACCTGTTCCAATGCTTTGCGGCGTTCCGGAGGCAGATTCAGATTGTTCAGATTCATCTGACGCCTCCTGCTGCTGGCTGTTTTGCGCCGCGCGGATCTTGAGCTGGTCCACGACGTTCTGCGCGCGTGCCTTGCGCTGGTCGGCGCGTAGACGCGTGATTTCCTCACGGCTCAGGCCGAGGCGTTCGAGTCCGACGTCGGAGTCGGCGTAGCCGGTGACCTTGTCGGCGATCTTCGTGAACGCGTCGGCGCGCGCCGCATCGGAGACCTCCCTTGTCGGTGCCCATACCGGGTGCACGTCGCGTATGGAGTCCGGTATCGTGTTCGCGCCTTCGCGCAACGCCACGGCGATGCCCATGGCCCGTTTGAGTTCCCGTCCGAAGGCCACGTTCTGCTTGTCTGCGATGCGTGTCAGACGTCGTTCGGCGGACGCCATGGCCTCGGCACTGGTCGGGTTGTCCAATGTGATGCCCAGGTAGTCGACCGGCACCCGGGTCTGCGAGGCGACGAGCATGGCCATCGTCTTGAGCATGTCCGAATGGGGTGTCATGGACGCCTGCTGCACCTGCTGCAATTGGGGAAGGTTGCCGTCCTCGTCGGCACTGATCGCGTTGATCGCCTGGATGAGGCTCTTCCACGTGTTGCTGCTGAACGCGTCCCTGTTCGCTCCGATGAACCAGAGTTTGGGGACGGAATAGAATTCGGCAGACGCCTCCATGCGGACCACGGTACGGAATCCAGCATCGACAAGGCTCATGAGCGAACGGCTGATGCGGCTGTGGCCGAACGGCCGGTCCATCTGCCTGTCATAGGCGAGTGAGACGACCGTCGGCTGATCGAAGTTCGTTTCGATTTTCTCCGCACGCCATGGCATCAGGTGGCCGGAGCATTCGTAGACCTTGCCTGGAAGCCACACGTTGAACGCGCATATCCGCCCGTCCTTATCGTCCTCGGTGATGGTCAACGCGGCGGCCAGACGATGGTTGCGCCGGTCCCAGATGCCCGCGGACCAGTCGGCGGAACGCGGAATCATACTGATTCGTTCCGGATCCTCCGGGTCTGCGGCGATGGTCAGGAAACTGCATGAATGCTTGTATGCGGATACGATCAGTTCGGACGTGGCCACGTCCAATTGGTTGTCCTCGAACAGGTCGCCAACACCCATCGTGTCGTCACCGGAAATGCTGAACCCTTCCAGGTCGCTCAAATCGCTCAATGAGCGGACGGCCAGTTCCGGCCATCCAATCATCGCCTCGACCTTGTTTTTGATCTGGTCCGGGATGGAGATTCCGAAGTCATTGAACCGTTCCTTGCAGTCGTAGTAGGCTCCGCGGATCAGGTTGCGTGGATATTTCTCTCGCCATACGCGCAACAGTTCGTGGATGATGGGCATGTCCTCGTCGTCGACGCCGAGGATGGCGCCGATGTTGCCGCTCGCGGTATCGAGGTAGCTGCTGCCGGTGAATTTCGGTGCCGTGCTTACCGTAGTGCCGTCGGCCATGTAGAACACCATCAGACCATCACCTCCTGTCGTCTTCCCGGATGTCGTTTCGTCGTGCACGCCCCGTACAGGGCGAGTGTGGTGGACACGAGCGGGGTTATGTCAATGTCACTGCCGAGTTTGTTCCAGGCGATCGCGCCGGACTGTCCCAATGGGCGCGTGGTCGCGCCCTTGACGGCTGCGGCCAGCTGCGGCTGGTATTCGTCCCGCGGATGCTTGAGCGTTCCGGCTTTGAGCATGTCGAGGAACCGGCCACATGCGCGGCCCATCTCCTGCATGTTCGTGACCATGACCTTCACATGTGCTTTCTTCAGTTCCGGCAGCAGGCTCATAGCGGGCGACTGGGCGTCGATGACCACGCTGGCGGTCTTCGGCCAGCGTTCAGCGAGCCAGTCCACGGCCCACATGGTTCCCGCCTGCCGCGCGTCCTTGATGTTCGCCATCTGGACGATGGCCGAACCGTCCGCGTATCGTAGCGCCGCTCCGATGGTCAGCACGCTCCTGTCCGGAGGCATGTCGATGCCGAAGCTCACCGTGCCGCCCTCGGGCACGTCGTCGACGGCCGCGGCCTGCCACAGGTCGGGACTGATGGCGTATGCGGTGGCGGTCTCGTCCCATATGCCAAGCGCCTCACGACGGAATGAATCGTCCGACAGGTTGTTGCGCATGCGCATGATTGCCTGTTCGCTTGTACGTTTCGGATAGCTGGGATTCGCTTTAGCCCACTGTTCGCGGTCGTCCGGATCCGCGTCCTTGTCGGCGGCGAGCTCCACGTAGAGGAGGTTTCCGTCATGGTTCAGCGCATGCATGCGTTTCTCCGTGAACGCATCGCACTGGTCTCCCGGCTTGGGTGGATTGCCCATATACACGACCAGGGGGTTAGGACTCGTGTTCAAAACCGGAATCATGTTGTCCATCGCGCGCACTGTGAGGATCTGCGCTTCGTCGAACACGGCCACGTCCACGCTGTGCAATCCTCGGCCGAAACCGTTTTCGCGGGCGCCGAACATGATGCGGCTGCCGGACGTGAACGTGATCTCCTGTTGGCCGTTTGCTCTGCGAATGCGTTCCACGTACCGGCCGAGCACTGGATTGTGCTCCATCTCGCACATGTCCGCGAATGTCTCGTCGCTGGTGCGCGTATGGTGGGCGGTCCAGATGGCTTTCAGGTTCGGTGTGAGTATCGCCTTGAGGAACAACGCGGTGCCGACGGTGAAGGTCTTGCCGATCTGCCTGCAGCTGGACAGCACGGCGCCGTCCGCGCCACACGCATACTTGCCTTCCGCGTTCTTGGCGAACAGAAGCCACAAGAAGCCCTGCTGCCACAAGTCGAAACGGATGCCGGCCTTGCGCGCAGCTTTGTTGATTCGCGTGAACTCGCTGCCGACGATGCCTTCCGGCTGGCGGAGGACCTTGGCGATTTCAGACAATCGACGCTCCGACATCATCCGTCACCTCGTCTTCCTCATCGTCCAGCAGGTCGGTCAGGCCACCGACCTGGAGCGATTCGATGCGGTCGCATACGGCGATGAGCTGGCGGCTAATCGCGGGCAGCGCGTTCGCCGGCGTCGTGGGATCGGCCATGGCCTTGAGCAGCAGGTCACGGTTGTCTCGCAGTATGTCCAGCATGCTGCCGTCCATCATCCGTTCGAAGCTCCGCTGGTCGAGATCCTGCTCCGGCTTCTGTTTCGTTTCCACGGCTTTGACGGGCGGCTTACCGTTCCGGTCCCGTACGGGCCTGTTCTTTTTCCGACGATAATCGGCTTTCTGGCGGCAGGACTTGGAACAGTACTTCTGCGGCCGCCCATGGCCGGATGGCTGGAATTCCTTGCCGCAGAGCTCGCACTTCATCGGCGCCTCCCTCGCTTTCCGACCTTTCGTTGTTTCCCCTGTTTCCGACGTTTGCATTCCGGGAGGGATATCGGCACTGCACCCGAGGCGACCGGAAGGGGGTATACCCGGGGTCCCCGCCCTGGTCATCGGAGGTCAGATACCGAACGTTTTGAACGGCATCGAACTTGATTTCACTTCCTGTCTGCCAGCCAGCAGCGCTCGTGCGTGTTCGTCTGTCTTGTCGCTCTTCATCCTGTTGCATCTGCGGTGCGTGAGCCTGCAGTTAGTGAAGCTGTATGGATCGCCGCCTCGTGAGACTGGTATGAGTTCGTCGACTTCGGCGCTCATCGGATGTGGTGTCTTCAATGTCTTGTCGACTGGCTTGCCACAGATGGCGCACACGTCGTATGCGGCCAGCACTCTTGCCCTGAGTTGTCTGCGCCGCCAGCCGTTGCTGACGCGCTCGTTGCGCCGCTTGCTCATGTGGCCTCCCACGTGTATGGGGCCCAGGGTGTTATGGATTTGTCAACGACTATCTTCGCCGTTGGCTTGCTGGAATGCCGGTATAGGGGCTCCCGTATAAGGCCTCTCCCGTGTCTTGTAGGGGCTCCCCATCATCTGCGAATGCCCCTCCCGGATTGTCAATACCCCTACCCCGGGTTTGTTTCATGGGTGCCTTCGGCGGGATTCGAACCCGCGTCCACACGCGGCCACAAGGAAGAGAATCCAATAAAGACTCGCGGCCGGTACGATCTACCACTGATTCCTACGAAGGCATACGGGCAGGCGATTTTTTAAGCTTCACCGCATCACGGAAGCACGGGATTGGCTTGCCTGCCACATTGGGGTATGTCCACTCTGACGGGAGTGGGCGGAGCGTGTCCGATATGCCGTTCGGACAGGACGGGACTGCAACCCAAGTGAATCAGGAGAATCCATTGGAGGATATAAGTGAGGGTCCAAACCGTGTGTATCGGTTTGGACCCTCTAATCCACTGACAATTGTGGGTTGCACTTTCGATTTTGTCAAATCGAATCGCGTCGCAACACCTGCCGATGCACATCCGAAAGCCGGTACAATGGCCGCCCCTTCTCGTTCTCACCGGCCGGCTGAAGCCTGCCACGCTTACGCCACGAGCGAATCGTGTTCGCATTGCACTGGAACCCGCATTCGCGCAGCAGCTCCGCGCACTCCCCCGCCGTGAACGCCCTGCCTGATTCGATGCACTCCCGCAGGAACCCCAATCGCACGTCGACCACGCGGTAAGTGTTGCCGCACACCGGACAG